TGCTGATTCTCAGTGAAATTGCTGAGTTAAAGCGTATGCCTGAATTGGCTAATAAGATTAAGACATTCAAGCCTGAACCAGATCCAATGCAAGAAAAGCTTAAAGAATTGGAGGTTGCTAAACTTGAATTAGAGTTAGCAGAAATTCAATCTAGCATTGCAGTAAATAATGCTAAGGCAAAGCAATTATCTTCTACTGCTGATAAGGCAGATTTGGATTATGTAGAACAGGAGACTGGCACTAAACATGCTAGAGACATGGATAGGCAACAAGCTCAAGCAAGAGCTAACCAAGATCTTCAAGTTACTAAGGCACTAACTATGCCTAAAAAACCTGATACCAAAGAGCCAGCTATTGAAGAAGCCATTGGTTTCAATATAATGTCTGATAGAGATCAACTTTAATTTTCATCCACACACAAAAGTAGGTAATTTCTCATGAACCATAATGATTCGCAGATTGACCAATTACAGAAGCAACTGGTAAATGCAAAAGAAATGATAGATCGTAAGCATCGCATTATGCGGTTAAGCTTGAATCCAGACTTCCGTAAAATTGTTATGGAAGATTTTTGTATTTATGAGGCAGCACGTTATGCTCATGCTTCTGCTGATTCTTCATTGAGTGCTGAACAACGTGCTGACAGTTTGGCTTTGGCTCAATCTGGTGGACACCTGAAACGATGGATGTCGGTTCAATTGCAAATGGCAGCACGGGCTGAAACAGATGCACATGACATTGAACAGCTCTTAGTTGATCTGCACTCTGGCGTTGAAACTAATAATGAAGAAGGCGAATAATCATGAGTGATTCCACTGACAAAACAACTAACTATTTGGAAATGAGTGATGATGACTTTGCGGCATTACCTAATGAAGATGCTTTGCCAGTCAGTGCTGAACCAGAAGTTAAAACAGAAGCTGAACCAGAAGATCCAGTAATCGAGCCAACTGCTGAAAAAACAGAAGTAGTTGAGCCTGTTGCTGCTGATACTCCTACTGCGGAACTAGAAACTCCCACTGATAGAGTAGCTCCTACTGATTCAGATGAATTACCTGATGACTTTGATTATAAGACTGCGTACTTAAATATTCGTAAACCATTTAAAGCAGGTGGTCAAACCATTGTTGTTAAGAATGACGATGAAATTATTAGCCTTATGCAGAAAGGTATTGGCTTTACTGCTAAAAGTCAAAAGTTAGCCCAACAAGCTAAACTGGCAGCAGTATTGGAAAAAGGTCAAATTGGTATGGATGATTTACCTTTTTTAATTGACCTTCAACAAAAAAAGCCTGATGCTATACGCAAGCTAATTAAAGAAGCTGGTATTGATCCATTAGACATTGATACTGATTCTCCCGATACGTATACAGCGGGAAACTATTCAGTAACTGATAAGGAACTTGCATTTACTGCTGCCTTGGATGAATTAACTTCTACTCCTGAAGGCAAAGAATTTGTAGGTAAGATCCATACAGACTGGGATAGTAACAGTAAAGAAGTATTATGGGAAAATACTAGCATCATGGCGATCATGGCGGAGCAATATCAATCTGGGGTCTATAAGACTATTACAGATGAAATGTCCCGTCAAAAACTGGTAGGCACACTGTCTACTGACTTACCCTTTATACAAGCATACAAGCAGGTTGGGGATCAGCTTTTAAATTCTAAAGCCAAGACTCTTGAACCAGAAGTAGCTACGGTAGATGTGGGTAATACAGGTGCAAATGTTGTGGCAAAGAGAGTAGTGACTCCTAAGCCTAATGTTGCAAATGATGCTAAGGCTAGAGCAGCAAATGTTGCAGCACAGCCTAAACACAGTCAGCCTATTCAAAAGAATCCATTAGCAATGTCTGATGAAGACTTTATGAAGTTGGCACAACCTAGTTAATTTTCGGAGCAATAAAACATGCTTAATTACAATGCGCCTAACGGCACACCCTCTGACATTGATAATGGTGCAGATCAGATGAACACCTTCTTCTATTTGAAGAAAGCGTTGATTTCTGCACGTAAAGATCAGTACTTTAGCCAATTGGCTTCTGTCACCAATATGCCAAAGCATTTCGGCAAGACAATCAAAGTCCATGAATATGTTCCATTGCTGGATGACCGCAACGTGAACGATCAGGGCTTGGATGCTTCTGGTGTTGTGATGGTTGATGGTAACTTGTATGGTTCCAGCAAAGACGTTGGTACAATCACTTCTCGTTTGCCTGTACTTGGTGAAAATGGTGGTCGTGTTAACCGTGTTGGCTTTACCCGTTTGACTCGTGAAGGTTCACTACACAAGTTTGGTTTCTTCACTGAATTCACCCAAGAAGCTCTGGACTTCGACTCTGATGCAATGCTGATGGATCATTTGTCCCGTGAACTGTTGTCTGGTGCTGTTCAGGTTACTGAAGCTGTATTGCAAAAAGACTTGTTAACCAGTGCTGGTGTTAATTTGTATTCAGGTGCAGCCGTATCTCGTGCAACTGTTACTGGTGAAGTGGTTCCTGCTGTACCGGGTGTTTCTCCTGAAATTCCTGCATCTATTATCAACTACAGCAATCTGATGCGTTTGGATCAGATCTTGACTGATAACCGTACTCCAAAGCATACCACTGTTATTACTGGTTCACGCCTGATTGATACCAAAACTTTGCCTGCTGCTCGTATCATGTATATTGGTTCTGAACTGTTGCCAATGCTTCGGGGTATGACTGACCTGTTTGGTAATAAGGCATTCATTGAAGTTCAGCACTATGCTGATGCTGCGAATACCTTACAAGGTGAAGTTGGTAGCATCGACAGTTTCCGTATCATCGTGGTTCCTGAAATGCAACACTGGGACGGTGCTGGTGCAGTAGTAACTGATAATGAAGGTTATCGTACTTCTACTGTTGGTGGTGCTGAACGCTACAATGTGTATCCAATGATGGTCATCGGTGATGATTCCTTTACTACTATCGGCTTCCAGTCTGATGGTAAGTCAGGTAAGTTCACTATCAAAACCAAGATGCCGAATAAAGACATTACTCATGAAGATCCGTTTGCCGAAACTGGCTTGTCCAGCATTAAATGGTACTACGGTATTCTGATTAAGCGTCCAGAACGTTTGGCAGTTGCCTACACTGTTGCACCTCTGTAATTTGTAACGGTTACAGCTAAACATAAGGGGAAGAGTAGTCTTCCCCTTATGCCAAATAAAGTCATATCTCCCCACATAAGGAATACTGTTATGTCTGACCCTACTAACAAATCCAAACTGGCAGCTTTGAAAGAAACTGCTGATACTCTTGGTATCTCCTATCACCCAAACATTGGTGAGGATGCCCTCAGTAAAAAAATTGCTGATCATACATCTGCTGTAGTTGAAACAACTACTGTCAAACGCCGTAATATCAACTTACGTGAATATCTGAAACAGCAATCTATGAAATTGGTTCGTATTCGGATCTCCTGCCTTGATCCAAAAAAGAAAGAATTGCCGGGTGAAATCTTTACGGTTGCCAATGAATACATTGGTACAGTTCGTAAGTTTGTACCCTATGGTGATGCAACTGATGATGGCTACCATGTTCCACAGTGCTTGTATGAAATGCTGAACAACAGTCAATTCCTGTCTATTCGTACAGTTAAAGACAAGAACGGTAATTCACGTATTGAAACAAGTTATGTACGTCAATTCGCAATTGAAGTACTACCTCCTTTGACTACTGAAGAACTGCGTGAATTAGCAACTGCACAACAAGCTGCGGGTTCTATCGACTAATTTTGTGTGTGGACTTGGCTCATACTGAAAGGTATGAGTCCCTTTTTTATAGGTATCTCTTATGGCATGTGGAACTGAAACATTAG